ACCTTATCAAACACAGGCACACAAACCAATCCAAACGTCTTCTCAGCGCCTCCTAGGCGGATCACACGCCCGATTGACTGGGAGATTCCGATGTAGTCCATGTTCCGCATGAATAGGACTGCTTCCAGACCGCTGACGTTGATGCCCTCAGACAGGATGCTGTGGTGCAGAACCACAAACTTTTTCTCAGGGTCTTTGCCCCAGGTGTTCAGAGTGTCAAAGAATACCTCACGATTGACCTTCTGACCATCAATAATTGCACCAGTCTTGCTAGTGATATACATGCAAGAATATCCACGTTCTTTGAGTTGAAGTGCAAAGTCAGACTCACTCAGAAGTTTGACAATTTGCTTGGTAGAACGTGCGGCAATCAGAATCTTATTCAGAGAGTTCTCATCAATCGTCTCAAGCAGATTCTGACAATCAGACTGGCGAAAATCACCCTGAGGAAGTTCCTTGACAACAACCTTAGGAGGAAGAATGTAACCTTCTTCTACCAGTTTAGGTGCAGGAACATTACAGATGACCTGACCATAAACTGCACCGTCATTCATTCCTGGCTTGAAAACAGTAAGAGAATGCTTAGGAGTAGCAGTGAAGAAGTAACACCGATCAGACTCAGAAGCAAAGTGTTCCGTAGCAGGGAAAAAGTTTCTCTGCACAGAATTATGCGCCTCATCAAAGTAAATCGTATTGACCTCAATGTCTGCCTCCTGCAAACGATGCAAAGAATGATAAGTGGTGAAGATGATTACATTCTCACCAGCAGTTCTAGCAGTATTTACAAACAGATTGATTTTTTCTGCTTTTGTTGTGGAGAAGTGTGAAGTCTCACCACTATGAACGTGCAGAATGTGAGCATTATGAGAAGGAGTAACCAACTCAAGAAACTCAGAACAAAGTTGCTCAGCAAGCAAAATACGAGGAGCAACAACAACAAAAGTTTGCCCGTGATGCCTGACTTCCATGTTAGTAATGGCGTCATCAATCATACAAATAGTCTTGCCACCACCCGTAGGAATGATCACTTGACCTTTGTTATTCTGCCACATCGCATTGACTGCTTCACGCTGATGGGGTCGCAAAGTGATGGTCAAGTGCCCTCCGTATCAATACATGTATTATAGCAGAAAACCGCCCACCAGGAAACCCAGTGGACGGTCTGCGAACTGGATGTCAGTTCTGGAGTGTTACCAAATCACCACGATCAAGGTCTACCAGATGTGGCAATCGATAACCATAAGACAAGTAAGAACGAATCCGTGATGCTTCATTCTTACCTAGAATTTTACCAAAGTTTTCAATGTAATCTTCAATCTCATCCATACGCTCACGAATCAGATGCAGAACTCCAATCTCATCGTCTACATTGTTTGTATTCACATAGAAGTGAATAGTTGTAGAGATTCCATTTGCAGCATCTTCGAAGAACTGTGGAAAAAAGTCACGATAAACATGAACTGGACCCATAGCACTTACAAGACGATCAACACTAGAACCACGAACATCAGCAGCAGTGCTTTGAATCTTGATTCCTTTCTTGGAGAAGAAGCGAATACCCTCACCACGGGTAAAGTTTGCAAGGAAGGTTTTCTTCTCAGTTGCGTTGTAGATTGCCTTTACAAGGCGTTCTTGAGTATCGGGAGTCTCAAAATCTGCGTACTCTTGTACCCAGTTACGAACTTCAGTTTCAGTTACGCGAGCATCTTCACGCAAAGAGTTTTGTTCGATCACCCACAAAATACCCCGTGCTTTGTAATCATCAAAGCAAGATGATGTACCTTCGGGACGAGGTTGATACTTCAACCCAATCTCATTGATGACATCATTCTTTGAGAATCCCACTTTGGGAACTACTTTCAGAACAGGAACATAAGGAACTTGATGCTCATCAAACCAACGGAAACGGTGGTTTCCATTCACAGGTTCATCATCATCATCAAAGACAAAAGGAGGAAGTTTGTTGATATTCCAACCAGGAGTCAGGTTCTTGTCAACGATGTCATATACATTTTTATCATTACCCCGAACACGACCCACATTTGCCTGTCCAAGTTTGCGAGCAGCATCAACAGCAATAACTGTACACGATACTACTTCACAAGTTTTGTATTCAAGAGTCTTGATAATTTCCTTATGATACATCTCAGCGAGTTCATAGAGGATACCAGATTCCTTAAAATTGTCCCAAGAGATAAAACCACTGGGAATCGTAATTTCGTTAAAGATAGTCATTGTTTGCCTTTGGCATAGTGTGTATGTGGTTGTTTTGGCGAATCGCCCAACCACAAATGCAATATACGATGAATCTACTGCTTTGTCAACCCCCTGAACGATTAGAAGAACTTATCTAAAGATGCTTCGCTAGGATCGGTGTTCGGTTCTGGTGGAGTGTAATCCTTTGGTTTTGGTATCTTGCCCAAACCATGATCCTCTAAACCAACTTCTTCATTAAAAGAATAATCATACTCTAATGCATCAGCACAAACATAATGTGGATGAGTTGTATCGACACCAAGATTGACACATAATTCCTTATGATTATCTTCCATCATTTCGACTGCATACAACATATTGTTCAGAATATGCTCTTCAGTATGATATTCCAATAGTTTTTTCTTGAGTGCAATCAAAAAGTTTCCACATCCAGCAGAGTTGTCAATAAAAGTGCTCTCTGGATCTTGTAGTAATTCAATATCAATATCATTGACCATACTCTCAACAAGTTCCATCGGTGTGAATACTTCTTGAGTTACTTTAATTCTTTCATCAGATCTTTCAATTGTAGATCCAACATCAATATTATGTTTATTCTTTGCCATCACGTTCTTCGATACATTTAATATAAGTAGAGATCAAATCATTCTTTCCAAAATGATATCGACCATTACACTGACCTGCTGCTTCTCTAAACTTATCAGCAAATTCTACCATATTATCTACTACCTTAGGATCTCGAACTTTGATAAAGTGATGTCCTTTAGCATAGTGAGTAAAGTTTTCTGTTTTAACTCTACCACTAGGTCCACAACCATATTCACCAACAAATACATCTGCTTCTTCTCTTCTCTCGTAAGGAAGAAACTCAAAATCAGGATGTTCTCTCATCATAGGAATTTCACCAACTCCTATTGCAAATCGTGAAGTATTTTTTACTTTCCAGTATTGTTTTACAGCACTAATACCACCAGGAAAAGTAGAAGGATCGAGATCTTCATCAACATCGCAATGAAGATGACCTACAATTTTATTTAAGGAAGAAGGTTTTCGTACTGAAGTAGGAAGAACAGCACGAATATCATCAGTATGCTCTGACAACTTATTGAGAAACTTAATAGCAAGATTTCCACCAACACCATATGGTGGATTAATGATGGCTAAGCTAAATCTCATATTTTTTCTTCAAACCTAACAAAGATACTCTAGCAACGATAGAGTACCTTGTCAAGCCCCTTTATCAACGAGTATGAGATACGTTAACAAATGCAGGTATTGCCATGTTACTTACAGTAGATCCAATTCCAACATGTAAGTAGTTATTCTCTTCACCCGTAATACCTGTTGCAGCAATACTTACAGAAGAGAAAGTGGTTGCTGAACCAATTGCACCCAATCTTATTTGTCCAGAGAGGATTGCTTGTGAAGAATGAGTTTCAATTCCTGTTATAGAGTTAAGATTAACTACACCACTTACCATTAAATATGGTGTAGTTGAAGATGGATCTAAATGTTTAAACTCAACATATCCAGTTGCTGATATATATCTTCCAAATTCATTTCCACCTAGTAATCCACTAGAAACTCCCACAAAACATCCTAGAATATCAGTACTTGTCCAGTCCTCTCTTGTCGATGAAAATACGGGAGATGAATATGATTGCCCATAGAATTGTGACGGACTATAAGGGAAGTGAAGCATTGTAAATCCATCATAATTATTTGTTTGATCATTGACTCTAAGTCTAAATCCTCGTTGACCAATACCAGTAGAAAGATTAGTAAAACTTACTCTAGTTGTTGTTGCCCAAGAAGGAACATCAAATGAAATACTTGCAGTTGTTCCAATTCCAACCCAATTGGGATTATTATTCGCAGTAGTTCCAACTCCAACAGAGGTTGGTATTGATGTGATGCCAGTAATAGTTGATGATCCAAAAGAAACTGCTCTATTAAATTCTGCAGTTTGATTGACAATTAGTTTTAATTCTGTTCCGTCAACTTCATCCGTATATGTTGCACCTGTTCCTATTCTTACATCTTTATTGATGGTTAAATCCTGATCAAGAACTAAATTTCCTCGGATAGTACATCCAGTTCCAATAATTAAACTATTATCTCCAAAAAGCGTTGTTATTGTTCCGATTGCAACAGTTTTGCCAACACCTGCACCACTAAGATTGATACCATTAAATCCAACTTCTTGAATTATATGTAATTCTCTTAAAGTGGTAATACCAGAAGTTGAATGTAAATTTTGGTCGGGATTAATTGGAAAAGTTTGAGTTCCTCCAGTAAGTGTAAATGGACTACCATCAGAATTAATAGTCAAAGAACCTGTTACAGAAGAACCACCACCAATTTTTGCACTTCCAATGACTTCTAAAGAATGACCATCTGCTGGATCAATATTTTTATTGATCGCTACTTTTCCTTCATTAGTAATTGTGAATACTCTAGAGTTATCCCTTTTAAGAACAATACCTCCATCTCCACTATTAGTTGTAGTTACATCAAATTGAATATCCTTTCCAGAATAATTTTTTAGTGATAAAATATCTGTACTGGAATCATATTTTATATCTGCTTGTTCAACAGTGCTACTTCCTAAAGTAAGTTTTGAATTACTATTAGAACCAGATGTCAGTTTTACTGCAGCATTAGCATTATTGTATACTTCTATTGCTTCTGATGGATTGGTAGTACCAATTCCAATATTACCTGCTTTAATTACGGAAACATTGTTATTTGTTGTTACTGCTGCTCCAACCTGAATTGCTTGTTCTGGAGATTCTGTTCCTATTCCAATATAAGTAGCTTTTAATCTTGATACAGTTGTAACTCCAACAGTAATATCTGGAGTTCCTGTCAATGTTTGGGCAGTTGATGCAGTTCCAGTAAGAGTTCCAGTAACTGTTAACGCCGATCCAATGTTAACATTATTAAATGTACTAATACCAGTAGTAATATTAATATTGGAAGTAACTAGATTTGGTAAATGATCATCTCCAATAACGCCACTAAGGTCATTAACATCAACTGTTCCTGAGAATGAGGATGCAGTTATAATTCCCGTTGCCTTTATATTACCACCAGTAACTCCAATACCAGTTTCACCGACAATAGATGGATTTCCACCAACTGTAAGTTGATACTCAGTAGGTGCATCTGTATGTATTCCTACATTTAGAGAAGTGCTTATGCCATAGGCAGTTGGATTGACAATCCAACCAACTGTCGAATAACCAACAACATTACTAATACTTGGAGAAGTTCCAATCTTTATATTTGGAGCAAAAATCGTATTAGTTGAAGGATCAAAAGTAATTCCAGTTCCAATTAATACATTATTTTGAAACGTTGAAATGCCTGATGAAAAATATCCAGAAGCAGATGCAATACCAGAAATACTAGCATTTCCCCTCAAGTCAAGATTATTTGTAGGAATGTTCGTGCCAATACCAATTAATCCATTCGTATTTACAACGAAGTTATCATTATCAACTTGTACACCATTACGAAAACTAAATGACTTCTTATAATTTGCCATCTTATACGTTTTTTAGTTATTTATTAATATCATTAAGTTTTTGTTCTAGATTATCAACCTTTGTAGAAAGTTCCTTAATTGCCTCTACAAGCAGTGGTACTACCTTATGATAATCTACTGCAAGATATCCATTATCTCTTGTTACAACTGCTTCTGGAAGCACCTGCTCAATTTCCTGTGCGATCAGACCAACATCATGTCCAGTCTTATTAGATTTTTCATTCCAATCAAATGTGTTGCCACTAATCGAAACGACCTTATTAAGTGGTTGCTCGATTGTATTGATATTATCTTTCAATCTTTCATCAGAAGTCCAGAATGCAGTAATGTCATCGGTGACACTTAAGAATCCTGCAATTGTAGTATGAGTGTTAATCGCAACGGAATTAGTAACTCCCATGAAAGTCCCACCTAAGGTCAAACTTGGGAATTTTCCATTTCCACCTAAAGTACTAGATCTTACTGTAAGAATACCGGAAGAAGGAGAAACACTATTATTATCAAACTTGACGCCAGCAAATTCAGAACTTCCATTTACAGTAATTCCTTCACCAATGTTAACTGATTTTGCAATACCAACTCCACCTGATACTATCAGTGCGCCTGTTGTTTCATCAACAGATTCTATATCATTATTAATTTCCAAATTGTTTCCAATAACTTTTACGTCATTGTTAAATGTTACCGGACCATCAAACTGAGAAAGAATTTGTTTAGATTTTCCACCTTCAACTTTAAGTCTTTCTTTGATTGTAATTTCATCAAAAATTGAACTTAATCTTGAAGGATCTTCACCAGTTACTGTTGGAACTGGTGCGTCAAAAGTTTTTTCTTCACCTGTTGCTGAAGTAACTCTCTTATTACCAATAAAGAAGTCACCATCATTGTTCATGCCAGTATAAACAACTGCTCCGCATGATTTTTCTTTTGATTGTGATAAGAATTCTTCTCTTTCAGTAAGTGATCTAACTTGAACTTGTGGAAGACCTGTTGAATAGTTTCCTGGACCGTATCCAAGATATTCAAAGGTATGACCAGATGCACGAATAATAGATGGTCTTCGGAATTCAATAGGAATTGGTTTAATCTTCTTAATTTTAGATCCATTAGCATGATTTGTTTTTTGAGTTCCAAAATAACCACGAATAACTGTAATTGTTGCGGGTGAAGAGAAAGCACCCGAAATTCTCATAATCTCACCATCAATTTGAATATAATCACCCAATTTAAATCTATTTGGAATAGAACCGGAAGCAACAGATATTGTAAATGAAGACTGATCAACAATATCTTGAGTTAATGTTGCTGTTTCTCCAGCATACAGAGAATTGGAGCGAATACCAAAGTTTTGATTTCCTGCCTCACTTACTGCTTCATTGGAATCAAGAGCATGTTTAAGAACTTTTCCTCCATCAACACTAAATGTTGATGCTGAATCTGATGTTTGTACGGTAAATGTATTGATACCGACCTTACTCTTAACGATATAAGATCCTACTCTATTATTGTTAGAATCTAAGATAGAAACTCTATGTCCAGCAAGCAATCCATGTGCAGAACTGCAATTGAATGTAATAATATTATTTGTTCCAGAAACACTTAAACTTGTGGTGGCAATACTCGTTGCTGTCTCATTAACATATAGATATTGATCTGTAGTAAATTCAGGATCTCCTGCCGTCATTGCAATGGAAACTTGATCTTTTCCTGGAATACTAGTGATGCAATAATGTCCATCAGATACTGAACCATCTCCAGTAACTTGAACAATTGTATTCGTTGGATCTGAAATGTTTGAAGAAGCAACAGCGATTTCTGCTTGTGTTCCTGCATTGAATCCTAGTTTAGGATCATCTAAGTAATATGTTCCAGCAGAGTATCCAGAACCCGAAGATATAATATCAACGGTGCTAATAGAATTAGATTGTACAACTACTTTAGCAGTCGCACCATTCCAAATTGTTCTGGAACTATTATTATAGATCTTAACGTTATAATAAGTTCCATTGACATAAGTAGTTCCTGCAGTGGATATTGTAACATCAACAAGTCCAGAGAGATTATGATCTTTCTCCAAGGTAAATGTTGTGATACCTGCAATATTATCTCTAGCAATACTAGAAATATTCTTACCATGATCAAATTTTGTTATAAAGTCATCAATTGCTTCCCTAGTGATACTTTTCTTAAGATCGTTAGTAATAACATCACCAATTGGTGCTCTTTTTGCAAAAGATCTTGATGCATTAGGATTATCATTCGGATTATCCCTATCATTTTCTGGATAAAGGTTTACTACATTTTGACTGAAGTTTTCAGTAGAAAATTCTCCACTTGAAGTATCGATAGTATTATTTGCTTTAACGGCATAGATATGATAAACTCCATCTTGAGTATCTTCGACATAATCAGATAAAATTTCATTTCTATAAACATAGAGATTTGTTTGCAAATCTTTGCGCTCGAATCTTGGAAGTGATATATTTCTAGTGTTTGAATCATTCTGGAATGCCTGAATTGGCGAAGTTACTGGACTATGATTAACTCCAAATACATCAGTGGTTGAATATGTAAATTGATTTGTACCTATTCCAGTAACAACAAACTTGCCATTATATCCTAAATTATCTTCACCAGCAGTATTATCACCACTTTGAACACCTTTAATAACAACGGTGTCATTAACATTTAAATTGTGTGGTAAATCTGTTACTGCAGTAATTTCATTTGATGAAACAGAACATGTGCTGATAAACCTAGGATTTCTCTTATAATCGTATAAATGAACACCACCACTCTCAATTGTAGTAGCAGTAAATTCTGAAGTAGTTGGTGTTATTGAAATATTTGTGGAACTAGATTCTTGAATAACAAATCCATCTTCTGGATTTTTAGAATTACGTGCTTCTCTTGGAATTACGACTCTTAAAATATATACCTTTTCATCTAAACTTCGCGTATCTTCTTTTCTCTTAATAGACGATATTTTTGTTTTCGCACCAATTCCAGCAGATCCAAGAGTAACTATTGAATTGTAAACATCACTGTTCGCTTCAGTATGAATAAACCATTTGTTATTTGTAGGGTCAAATTGAACAGGAGATCCAACTTCTCCTGGGAATTTATCAGAAACTCTACTTCTTATGGTTAGGTCAGTTCCACCAAAACAAGTTTTAACAACATTATTTCTAGCATTTGTCACAGAGGTGGCCAATTTAAAAGTATTAGCACCAGTTTTTATGGTATAATATGTATTATGATCAATTAAATCTTCTGGAATATTTCCAGTTTTACTAAAAACTAAAACCTTTTCTTCGGTATTCAAATTATGACTTGACGAAGAGGTGAAAGTATATCCATTTGCTGCTGATGGAAAACCAGTTATTGTAATTTCTTTAGTAGAACTTGTTGTTCCTTCTGCAGTTCTAGAACTTGTCGAAATTACATTATCGCACATGTAGATGGATGCAAAACTTACACCATATCCAGTTGTTGCACCAAAATCTACATATAATTTATCCCCCATTCTCGCACCAACTTTGTATCCTTGAGTAATCACTGGTGGTGGATTATCTTCACCTTCAAATCCACTAACATAAAGATGACTTGAGATACCGACAGATTGTGTGGTTGGTACATCAAGAGCAAACCAATCAATATTCTTTTCTTCCGTTACAATTGCTCTGGGTGGAATAATTGCGGTTATATACGCATGATCATCTTTACTAAATGCCTCTGGTCTGAATCCATCAGACACTAAAGCCATTTGACCAAAGTTTGAGTTTGAGTTTGTAATAGAAGCATCACCACCACTAAGACATTCAAAGTGTTTATTGAATCCAATAGCAAAAACAGAAACAATCTGCATAACAGAATTGTTACTTATTTTGATATGTGATGTTTCCCAACCACTTCTGTAAACTGCTTCGCTATCTAAGTGATAAACTTTGTCTGGATTTGTTGATGCAGAGTTTCCTGAAAGTTCTGCACCCCTTTGAGTTGTAAGAACGATACCGTCATAATCTCTACCACTCTTATTATATTTTACAAATGCTCTATCATCTTTTTGGAGGGAAATTGCAGTGAACTGTGCAACAACCATGGAACGGAAACCAGTTGCCTTTGTTCCATCGGCGTGCATTCCGTTCATACCATAAACAGAACGCAGTGAAATATTGAAGATATATGGAGATGCACCTTTAACAGTGTCAGTTTCAACAGTAACTGTTTCATCCCCACTCAGTGATGCAAAAGATGCAGGCATCAGTGGATCTGGTGCAGGAATTGCATATGTAAACTGCGTCTTACTTTGAACGGCAGTTACTACGGTAGAAATATTATAGTCTGAAGAAACTTCTCCAGGAACTCCAACACCATCGATTTTGATTGGAGTTCCTGCAGTTAAACCGTGTTCAGAACCTGTGGTTACTGTAACAACGGAAGTTGATTCTTGACCATCTCCAGAAATAATATTTGTAATTGAAATTGGATCTGCAGAAAATGCCCCAACAATTTCATATTCTGGTCTTTCCTTTGCAAATCCATCTGGTTCTGATGGCCACTTCTCATCAATACTTCTATCTGAAGTTCCTGAACCAGAAGATTCTCCATAGGCATTTGACAACTTGGCATAATACATGTCAAGGTCAGTAATAGTATAGTTGGTACTTAATTCTTTTGGAATATTAACACCATCAGCATATTCAAAACAAGTTAATTTGTGGTGAGAGAATGTTGGTCTGGCAACATCCGTAAAATTGGTTGGACTTGTATATGCAGTTGTTGATTCCTTAGCATCAAAGATAGAAAATTGCCAGAAATAACAGTTGCCAGTAATTCTAAAAATTGCAGATTTATCTAATGCTCCAAGATCTTCTGTTGGATTTGGAACATACTTTGGTATAATTTTTGTTTTTCTAAGGTCTAATCCAATAATTGAAGTTCCTCTAGGAACAATTACTCCGCCATAAACACTATTGAATTTGTAAAGTACATTATCCTCTTGCTCTAAATCAAAATTGGTTTCGAGATTTAAGTCAATATTCTCAAAAGTTGTATATGTAGTTCCATTTGGTTTTAATAATGTTGCTGCCCCTGTACCATAAATTCCCCATCCAGGTCTATTATCTACAATATGATCTCCAGGAAAAAGTAATATAGTTGTTCTGTCTGTTTTATCATTACCAATACCTTTTTGGTATGAAAAACGAGCAGATTCTATTAAGGCTCTTTGAATTGTTTTAAAAGGTCTCCCTAAAGAGTTGCCTTGATTGGTTATACTATCTGTAGAATCTAGGTCACTTGGGTTTACATATAAAATACGTCCTTCAGTATTCTTGATAAAATTATCTAACTTATTCAGAGGCATGGTATTACAACTTCTGGGGGATTTCTATGTTTTATTTATCCCAGATAATCTTCTTCGTCAGAAAAAAACCCAATCAAATCCTCAGGCAAAACTTCGGGATTTAATATGTCTATAGGGTCAAAGCATGGATGTGCCTGTTCTAGGATCAAATAATTTGATCCTTTGTATACATCATCAACTTCATAACTTTTATTTTTATTTGCTTCTTCTACTAAATTTCGATCATATAAATGACCATCAGGCATTTCATCAAATGTAAATGGTACATCATTTAGGAAATACATATTAACTATGATTTTTTCATTATTATACCAACAGTGTTTTGTACTTACTGTATATGACATAACACTTTTTTAAATATTATTTATTACTTTTTTACAATTCTGAATAGTATTCCTTGTATACATTGGCATCATCATCGTCTAATGCCATTTCTACTTTTTCTTCAAGAACCCAAGAATCTTCACTTTCTAGAAAATTGATCATTTTATCCCAAAGTTCAGGTGGAAAGTCATCGATGAACATTCCCCAAGTTCCAGGATTCTCGTCATCACCATCAGGTTCCCAAGTACAGTATTTGATGTTATTTTGATATTCGTAAAAAAGAAAGTCAAATACGTTGGATTGGTCTTCTTCGGTCTGGCAGTAAATTTTAAGGTTATTGAGTCTCATTTGTTTATAAAAACAAAGTGCGAGTAGGGAGACTTGAACTCCCACGACCATAATGGTCAACAGATTTTAAGTCTGGTGCGTCTACCGATTCCGCCACACTCGCAAGGTGGGTGAAGAGGGGATCGAACCCCCGACCGCCTCCGTGTAAAGGAGATGCTCTACCTCTGAGCTATTCACCCGATGGGACAATCATACCAAATGTGGTGCTGATTGTCAAGTGGGGGTCGCGAGGATCGAACTCGCCTTAGCCGAATTATGAGTTCGGTGCATTCACCAGATTGCTAGACCCCCCTGATAGGAGTACTGGGAGTTGAACCCAGACTAACCCGTTATAAGCAGGCCGCTCTAACCATTAAGCTATACTCCCAAAAAAACACTACTGTGCTTCGTTATTATCCTCAGTGTATATTCGCAGCAGTTCATCGTCTGCGGGTACTAATACTGCTGCCTTTCCGTCTTCTCTAACCACTCCTATTGTCTCTCCCTTTTCAACTCGTTCAAAAAGTTCATCGAATCGATTTTCCCATTCTTGCACTGTGAAAATTTCCATAGTTGGTTTATTTATTGTATCATGAAACTGCAAGTTCTGCGTATTCGATCTGATCATCATTTAGGTTATCAGTAACAACCTCAAGAACATTCATGAACTCATCCACACTATCACATTGTACCATACGCTCATCGCCTTGATCACTCAGAAGAAGAAATGATCGAGAGCAGATGTCGATCACAATACCTTCAACATATTCTGCTGTGTTGTTCATGGTGTTCCCTTGATTACCCACATATTATAGAGCATATGGGCAGGAGTGTCAACTGTGCCAATTTAAGAACTGACAGGAACTCTTCTAATCAGGCGAACATGTTTTGTCTCGGTTTTGCTGTATCCAGCAGCAGTTCCGAAAGATGTTTCGGAAGTTCTTTGTCCCACCGATGCACTTCCTGTGGTGCCAGTATTTTCACAACTGTCTCCAGTAGATGTCCAATACTGATTTAATGTATTTAAATTTTGAAAAAGTATAATTTCTTCAGGTCCACCTATATTGAAGGGATTGGCAGAATGATCATCAAGAGTTTGATTTTGGGCAACATTTCCAAAGATGGTTATTTCATTTCTTGCTGGAATATACCAATCGGTTTTTCCATTTATATTGGCATTTTGTGCAAATTGGAATATTGGATGATTAGAACTATCTGATCCAATAACAGATTGATAAGTATTCCAATAACCATCATACGTGGACTGAGCACTTGTTTGTGTGGATTCTGCTCCATCACAATCGGCAGTCGTTTTATATTGCCCAGTTGTCTCTCCAGAATCTTTTGGTGCTAGGAAAATATAATATTGTGGATTTGTTCCAGTACCTTGTTCCCACGAGTCATAAGCATATTGAGATATTCCAAGATAATATCCACCTTCACTTGGAACATAAGAACCAACGACAAAAGATCCTGCAGCTAAACCCTCAGTAAATTCTATATTATCTAGACTTCCAACAGAACCTTTATATCCAAACAATGGTTCATTTTTAATAAGATCTCTTAGTGCTCTATCAGATTGTACTTGACTGTTCATTTTTTCCTGGTCATGCTTTAAAGACCAAAGCATTAATTCTTTTTCAGTTTTTTTATCTTTTATTTGATTTACTTTATCTGTTAAAGCAGATCTATTAATAATCTCTTCTCTATGACCACCAATTTCTGCAATTAAAGCATTTATTTGGGCATTATATTGTGAGCAGTTATTCTGGGTAGTAAAACCGTTGTAGTCAAATCCTGTAAATCTTTTAAAAGGACCATATCCATATGGTATAGCACCAAAATCTTCATATGCTTCTATTTCAGCATCAGTCATATAATTTTGTTCAAGTAGTTCTGTCTTATATCCCGAACCAGCATTAGAAGATGTTAATCCTACTTCCGTATCTTGTGAAAAAGGAGTATCTGAACCATAATTATTTAAATTGGTGTAAATGCTAACACCAACATAATCTGGAAGTATGTTACTTCCACCAGGAGTTCCTACACCAATAATTATTCCATTTGAACTTGCAGCACCTACAACACAAGAACAAAGGCCAACGCCACAGTTATTAAGGATGATATCTGCTATTTGTCTCTTCTTCTCATTTATAGCAGTTAAATTCAGTGCAATCGGCATATCAGCAACTCGTGCTAATTCAGTATAAGCTGTAACTTCTTCTTGTGCAATTTGAATCAATTCATTTTTTTGAACAACATTATCTTTTACTTGTGTTTCTTTTCTTTCAACCGATTTCGAAAACCTACCAGTATTTTCATCTTTGTTATATGTAACTTGATCATAAAATTTTGCAGGAACTGTTCCTGGAGTTTGATTAACCTCAAACTCCTCCTCATCTTTAATATCTTCGTTCAAACTTTGAACAACTCTATTTGCCGCATCAGACATTTTTCAATTACTCTTTAATATTAGTTATTTAACTGACTTTTAAGTTCTTGAACCTCACCTTTTAGAGATTCGATTTGAGTCTGTTGCTCCTTGATTGCTTCAGTTAACAAGGCAACCATTTTTTCATAATCTACTTTTTTAACATCAAAATCGATACCATCTATTTTATCTGTTGAAACAACCTCAGGAACTACTTTTTCAACATCTTGAGCAATAAAACCAATACTTCGAGTAACTACTTTCGTTTTTAACTCTTTATCTCGTCTAGTTTTCTTTGCATAATCTCTATCCCATCTGAAAGATATTCCATTTAGTTTTGTTACCTTATCTAAAGCACCTTCTATTGGAATAATTGTTCTCTTAAGTCTAATATCGGAATGTCCATGAGCTTTATCTTCAATTGGCAAACCATTTATTGTCCAAACTCCTGTTAAAATTCCAGCTCTGGCATCTAATCCTGGTGCTATGGATGAAGAAACAACAGATGTTCCAACAATTTTTTGCAAAACTCCAGTAAGATTACTCAGTACAGCAAGTGATTTAAAAGCACCACCTAAAGCCATTGTTACTCCACTGCTAGAGTAAAATCCAATATGCTTTGTAATGCTGGCATTAACCAAATTTACAGTTCCTGGAACACAGTGTAGTGCAAAAGGACTATCTGGATTCATTCCAATAACAGCTGCTCCAGTTTGATATCCCGCTACTGATGTCATTCCCATGTAAGAACGATAAAAATCAGCACTTCCTGGAGGAATTACTAGGTTTGGAACTAATAATGGATGTACCCCTAATGGACCAGGAACACATATTCTATTTGTATTAAATTTGTCTACTTGCATTTGTTTTGCCTCATTTGCATACTTTTGAGATTCCTTCTATTAAAGATGTGAAATCTCCATTCAATAATGCCTTAAGATTGTTAATAGCAGAAAAAGATGCGTTTTTCACCTCTCCAGCAATAGTGATTGATGCACCAGCAATATCAAGATCAACTTCACCTCGTATACAAGTTTTTGAACCAATAAATCTTGCTTGTTCTCCAGCAGTAACATTGACAGATCCATTTCCATTAAGAACGATAGATCCATTTTCGGAATCTCCTTCAGCAACCATATAAATGTTTTTACCTTTGAGGTAAATACTTCCATTTTTTGCACTTATAACAATATCGCCATTATGTGCCAAAATTTGTTTTGCTGGCGATTCTTCACCATCCTTAGTTTTTGGTCGCAAACTTACACCACATACCTCAGTTTGACACTTTGGCGTTACATTGATTGAATTGCCAGATTCACAAAAATGTAATTGGTGATTGGATGCTGTGGCAATAGTCAGTTCAGATCCATCGTCTTTCTCTTCAGGTCCACCTGGACCCCAAAACATAATTCCATAATCATTATCTGCTGTTTTTATCGGAGTAGATTTTGCCATTATAGAACACAATCAATAACTTGAATAAGTTGTGCTGGATCAAGATCGCCAATAGTTTTTCTATTTTCTTCTGCAGTTTGTATATACTCTTCAACAGGAGTGAACGATAATCTAGTTCTTGCTTTGAACCCAACACCAGTGGAACTATTTATTTCAATAACTGGAAGAGATGTTAATCCACAAACTTCGTCTAAAACTTCCATTGCTATAATTTGTCCAAGATCATTCATTTGAACACTCACTCTCAAATTTTCGACGTTTGGAGTAATTGTAATCTCATCTTCCGGTGAATAACCATTTCCAGTATTTAAAATATCAATATCAGTAAAACATCCAATAAATGATCTTTCAATTGAACCCTCCGGTCTATTCTCTGGTCTTGATGTATATCCCACGCCAGGATTAACTATAATAACATCTTTAACAGGTTTTCCTGGGTGGCAGTTTGACCTATCTCCTGCAGTTTTAAATGTAAATCCTCTAACGTATGATGAAATAAGTGTTCCTGGAGGTGCATTTTTTAAATAAATTTCTGGTTGATATAAAATTGGTTGTCCGGTATCCACAATTGCATCTGCAAAAAATTCAGTTGTAGATACTACAAAATCTTCTCCAATTATATCTAATGCCGTAAATTTGGCATTAGTATCATCACCCTCTCCATCATAAAATATTATTCTTTGTTGTTTTTGATTTGGTGATGAACCAGCATCAACAATACGTGGATCACGTCTTCTATTCAAATTTTCAAAAATAATAGGACCATATTTTTTTCTTGGTTCAACTGATGCAACAACTTGCTGTGATCCTTTTGGTGTATATCTTATCTCTCGTTGGGAGGGTGAAGCAGCTGCCTGTGTGAGTTGGGTAAAAGCAGAAGTATCAATATCTCTGGTGACAACTAAATCCCCAAGAGGAAGACCTGGAATTCTTATTCCAGTAACTGCAAGTCCTGCTTGGTCTTGATAATCTTTCCAATCAAATTCGAATCTAACTGAATATGGTGAACCTCCTTCCAATCCTCCCGTTAACAGGTAGTATTCTCCACCTTCTTTTACAAATAAAGTTCCTCTATTTGCAGAAACAACTGAGACTCCAGTCTGTGATTGACTTCCAATTACAGGAACTGCTTCTTGAGAATCACGAACTGCTTTTACAGCAGTTCTACCAAACCAAATATCAAAACCCCTTGCTGTTTTATTCTTAACAATAACTTTTCCGTTTTCATCCCTAAATGGTTGAAAGACTCCTCCACTTCCACCATGTGCTGCTCGTTGAGTTACTTCTGTAACTTCAATATCATAATCAGCATTATCGTATGGAACATTAAATCTGACCTGATAGTGCTTTTTATCAGGAGTCATATCGATTGTGCTATTAAGACGTATCGGTTGGAAGTCTGGAGCATTAGGAGCACCATTTAAGACATCAAATCCAGCACTAACTTCTAAAGCTATTCCAGTATCAGTGTCATTATCAAATACATGATAAACATCTCCCTCATAAATGCATTTTCCATTTTCGTTAAATGATCCAGTAGTATTTGGATTAAATCCAAATGTGCCAAAATTTGGATCAAAGGAAAAGTTACCATTATTAAGTTGATTTCCGTTTATTCCTCCAGAATTTCCTATCGGAGAAAAAGTTATTGGATCTAGAGTTAATGTAGTATCCCGATCATTGTCCAGTTCAACATACCCAGAAGCAAAGTTACCATTCTGACAATCATCTATAAATGCAACAAATGGTGGAGAAGTATATCCACCACCCCCACTTCTTAAGTTGACACCAACAATTTGTCCAATTTCATTAACAATAACATCACCTACAGCACCAGCACCACCTCCACCAAATATTTGCATTTTTGGTGGTCCGCAGTTTGGATCTCCTGCATAACATGTAAATTGATCGGCAATATTAGGATCAACATCTCCAAATTTTGTTCCAAAAAGTTCCATATCACCTAAACCGCTATCACCACCAAGCCATCTATCAAATCGATTCAATAAATCAGCACTTTCTCCTCCAGAAAGATTAAGACCATTCAAGAAATTTTGATACTTATCTGCTGCTGCTTCTTCTCCTCCACCCCACCATAATGCTCCGCGTGTTTTGACTGATGGACACTTAATTCCTCCAGATGTACATAAAAATGCTTCGTATCCAAGAACCAAATCAATATAATAAAATATTTGTCCAGCAATTCTACTTTCTTCGCCAAGAATATCTCCTAAACCATCTAATATTGGTTGAAGTGCCTTATCAATTCTATTTGCAATATTGTTTATCAAAGCATTTGTGAATTGTTCTGCAGCACAAAATGGTGCATTAATCCAATTACCTATCAGTGAAAATAAGAATTCTCCAACTAGTTTGGAAAGACCGTTTATAACATCATTAATTTTACAGAATAATGTATCAATAATTTGTTTAATTGTTATACCTTGTATATTTTGAGCCATATCTGGCAGTATTTCTTCAAAAAATGCCTCTAACTTGTCTTTTATAATTTTAAGTAGCCAATTTCTTGCTCTTTGAATAAGAATTTTTAATGCGCCAGCAATTAATTCTGTCGCATTTGATACTGATTCATTTATTCCGGAAATTGTATTTAATGTGGGAGTTACGTATTCATTGTAATACCTTTTTGCATCTTTTAAATCTTGGAATACTGTTTGTAATGCGACATTAATTGTTCCAAGAGTATTCTTTCCACAAGGATCTATTGTGTGTTTATTTGCTATTGCTTTTTGAAAATATGCATATGATTCACTGTTTATGAAGGTTTTACATTCTTCAATGTTCTCCCTCATCCAATTCATATCCATGTCTCTTCGATTGCACCCCTTTTTAAGGAGGTCATTCGTAATTCCATCCAAAGTATTTTGAGCTTCGTCGATGACAGCCTGAAATCCAGTAACATCTTCGGATAGATTTTGACTCTCTGCCAGAGATTGGAGGGACTTTAATTCGTCAATTCTATTTTGTAGTTCTTCTTGTTGTTTTTTTAATTCTTCAAAAGAATATTCTTCTTCTGGCATTTATCAAACGCTTTTTATTTTTTTTTATTTATCAACTCATTTTTATAGAGTTATTCATATTTGCAATTACACCTTCAAAAAGACTTCTGTCAACTCCTGTTCCGGCAGCACTTTCTTTTGCTGTTGGTGCAGGTGCTCCAGTTCTTGATGTGCAAGGATTATTTGCACGTTTTTGACTATAAGTATCAACTATTTGACCGTTTGTTGTTTGTTGTCCTTGTGAAGCAAGAAGTGTTCCAGTATTTGTTCTGGCAAGAACTCCAGTAATTCTTGGAATTAGACCTTCACTATCCATAAAATATCCACAAACATTTTCTCCACCACGAATACCATGAGATAGACGAGTTTTAGTGCCATGAGTTGTTGGCATTACAATTGTGGCATATCTTAAATCTTTATTTGGTATAGTAGCATCAACAGAATCACATCCTTTACCATTTGGTAAAGTTGAGAAAAAGATTCTCACCTTTACTCTAAATCCATGTCCTCCCGTGCTTGTTTCATTATCCTCTGCATCAGGAATTACTTGACCTTCCCAGTATCCTTGCGGTTGTTGCATCATATCTAACCTATTCCTTTCTGATTACCGTAAGTATCTCTGACAATTGTTAAAGAAGTATAAGAATCAGTTCCGTTAAATTGATGGCACAAATTCAAAATCAAATAATTTCCAACATTGGAAGGTCCTAAAACCTTTGAACTCGAAGTAACTTTTTCAAACTGACATCTTATCAAATTTCCTGCCTCCAAACTTGGATTGCAAGGTATCAAAATATTTATTGCCTGAGACATCAAAATATTATATCTCATAACAGATTTTGCTAAAATGTCCGATGGATCACTTTCTAATTCCTTACTAACTTTTGAGTCATTCATTCCTCTAGGAATAGACATTGTATATAAACGAGTTGTATTATTTGTTGGGTTCTCGATTGATTCAAATCTACCATCACTTTCAATTCTATAAAATTTGGATTTAACAGTCTGCTCATCTTCATACATAAATCTAAATTCTGCAAAATATGCTCCAGATTGTATTAATTTGGATACACTAGGATCTTTTTTTGTTGGAGTTCCAATAATTTTATATGCGTTTTTATTTGAAATTAAATCAGATTTAAAAACATCGGTATGAAAGTATGGGTTGTTTTGATTAACTGGAGTTTGATCCATTAGAGAATCAATGGACCTGAAATGAAATCCACTCTTAGTCTCATAAGCAAAAAATCCAGGAAGTCCTCCAACCCGTGTTGATAGAGATGCTAAATGTGTAATAATATCATATGGTTCTCGATTTGATCCAGTGAAAGATTTTGGATTTGAAGAATTTTCAATATCAAGTTCTTCTGTAGACATATTAAGTTTTTCTGTTACAATTTTTTTAACAGAATTACTAATTTGACCATAAAATTTTTCAAAAACATTATTTTCATAATTCAATTTGTATGTGGGAGAAACTAATCTTAATGCTCCATATTCAGTAGTAGAATCACTTGACAAAATAACAGAATCATCAATTTCTAAAAATTTCCTGCCCTGAAAATCAATAGATCCCATAATGTTTTCAAATTTAAATTGAACTGATCTATCAGATCCACGTATAACAGAATCTCGTAGTGTTCCTGTCCTCTCCTGAATATCAAATGGATCTATTGCACTATTTCCAGTATCGGCATAAGTTAAATTTGCAGTAATAAATGGAGACAATACACTCTCATAGTAATTAAATGTAGCAACTTTTGTCTCAAAAGAAATTCCACCTATTGTTATTACCCTATTTGCTTGTAAATTTGCTATTGACATCTAACTAACCTAATGGAATTGGCATCGGAACTACTTGCTTTTTAATTACAAAAATTCTTTGTAGTGCTACAGTTGAATTTTCACCTTCACTCATATCTTCTCCTATACTTCTATTTAACCGCACTGGCATCAATTCTGAACCACCTTGACCACCTTGACGATTAATTGCTGTCACATTACCACCAAATCGAAAATAATTATTCATTACTTGACTTGGTTTTGGGTATGCGTATTTCCTATCATACGTCATTGCTCCACCGTTCGGATAATATTCAAAGTGAACATGAGGTCCAGTTGAATCTCCTGTGCTACCTTCCAGTCCCAATAACTGCCCAGCTTTAATTTTTTGACTTGTTTGAACATTAACTGATTGGAGGTGACCATATCTAGTTTCTGCTCCATCATCATGCTTCAAGACTACAGAATATCCATATCCATCATCTAACCAACCAGAATGTATTACATGTGCATTTTGAGCAGAAGAGACTGGAGTTCCTGATCCTGCTGATACATCAACACCATTATGCCATCTAGTGCCGCCATAGATGGGATGCGGCCGCATCCCAGCATAACTAGTGATAGTAGCATTTGATGGTAATGTTCCGCCAGTAACTTTTGCTTGTGGCGCAATACCAATTAGTCCACCTGGACCTAGACCACCTTGACCTGGAGTAGTAGACCCTGAACCAACTACCACTAATCCTTGTGCCTCTTTTAATTTATCAACAACATCTGCAAAATTTCTTTTGTTGATCTTATCCTTTCTTAAGAGTGCTCTTTGAAGTTTTACATTAGTTCCAAATTTAACAAAACTATTAGAACTTCTTTGCGAACCTTTCGTAGCAAGACTTGCAGAAGTTGAAGATCTCGAAGAACTTTGTTGTCCTCCAACTGTTCCTCCCTCTCGCATCTTTTGGACTGGAGTCACTGTCGGAGCACTATTTTGTTGAACTGGAGATATAGGTGTAGATTTGGGAGGATTGGGAGTTAACTCTGGTTGAGTTGGAGGTTCTGATGGTTCAATCGGAGTTGTATCAGAATTCTCTTCTTGCGAATCTAAATTTGTTTTTCTTATTTCTGCATTAATATCGCTCAATAATTTATCCTGCTCTCCATCTAAAGTGGATAATTCATCTTTAATTCCTTTTAAGTTTTTTTCAGTATCTTTTTGCTTACTTTCAGTGAAGAAATTAACTATATCTATAATTCCAAGTATACCTTTTCCTATTGCTTCCAGTATAAATTTTGTCCCATCAATAATCCACGGATTATCGTCAAAAAATGTTTTAATTGAATCTATGATAGATGGTAAATTATTAAGAATGATTCCTGCTAAAATCAATCCAAAGAATTCCTTTATTTTATCAAAGAAACTCATCGGTGCTTTTGCAATTCTCGATGCCACATTACCTATAGACCTTCCAAAAGATTTAAAAGGTGCTTCTATTCTACTTTCTTCACTAATTCTATTTTTTCTTTCAGACTCCTTTCTAATAAAAGTTTTTTTGGATTTTTTTAATTGTATAAGTTTTTTATTCGAATCAATTAATAGACTCTTAATATTAGTTGCATTTAGTTTTAGTTTTTCTGATTCTTGTTGTAATATTTTCATTTATCAATCTCCAAATCTATATCCTTGAATTTGATAATAATTTAATGCTACATTTAGGTATTCATTAGTTGAATCATGTGAAGATATTACTGGAATTTTTTCATTTTTGTCAGTGAATGTTGGCAATTCAATATCATCCGGACCAGAATTCATTACAATTGGTGGAAGTTCAATTAATCCTTTCTTTCCTTCATTTTTTTTAATATTTCTTGATACTGGTTTTGGAGTTATTGATGGTTTCATTCCACCCATTCCACCACTATCAGTATCAGAATACCCTGCACCAAAAAGACTTATAATACTTCCAAGGAAAGGTTGCTTTCTTTGATCAGATACCGAAGTTCCACTTAAGTAACGTTTTTGTTTTTGTGCGCTTTCAACAAACATATTTCTAAAATCCTGAAGTGCTGTTGCAAACTCATCATTTACTGCAAATTGATTCTTAAATAGTTTTTCTTGTATATCAACACCATCACTAAAATCAGACCAAGATCTTCCACCATCATAGTTTATATTATCAAGAACTGGTCTGAATTTGTTAGAATCTATTTTATTGACTACGTATTCATTACCTTCAGCAATAACAGGAACACCACCTTGAGCATGTGATGGTCCTTTTAGCATTCCACTTAGATAACTTGCAGGAGTATTTCCTCCTTCCATAAACGGAATGACTCCACCATCTTTGTATTTCTTTGGATCTCCTTCTTTGGACATTTGTTCCATTGCAGGATCTTTCTTTTTGCCTCCAAAGAATACATCGTAAAGTTTTCTTCCTGCAAAATCACCAGCAATGCCACCAATAAATGTTCCAATTGGTCCACCAATAAATGTTCCAATTGCTGCAAGTAAACCAGCACCAATTGCACCAAATGCTGCTCTGCCTGGATCTTCTCCAAGTGCGACCGACAGTGCAAAATCCATTAATACGCCAATAACTGGAATTCTCTTTAAAATTGGGCGAGCAAATCTTAAGAAGGATTTTAATATACTTTTTTGTCCAAAACCCATACCTATGGATCTCAGAATTCTTCTTCCCATCAATTTTGCATTAACTTCAACACCTTGAAGTGCTCTGTTTAAAATTCCTTTTTGTCTTTTAATTACATCAAATTGTCTATCATATTTTATAGTTCCTCCAAGTCTACTTCTTCTCGATAAAGTTCTAGTTTCGACAGTTCTTGTAATATCAACGTTACCCCTTCTTTGCCCTGCGGCGTTTCTGAATAATCCTCCACGTCCTCTTTGTGCTCCTGATTGACCGCCAGAACTAGTACCTCCGACACGATTTCTTGGTAAAATTCTTAAAAACTGTAATAGTTTTCCTATACCACGAACAACTCGAACAACCTTATAAAGAACTCGTAGTGCAAGACCACCTATAAGTATACCTGCAAATATTTTCCAATTCTCTGCAAGAAATGTAAATACCTTTCCTACTTTTTCTCTGTTTTCTTTATCTTTTAACCAATCAAATGCCGCATTAACTACAATTCCAGTCAGAATCAAACTAAAAAATTCAAATATTTTATCAAATATTCCTTTTACTGGTTTTGCAACTTTAGTAAATGCACTGGTAATATTTTTTCCAATCTTACCAACAGTTTCTAAAGATTTTTCCTCTCTCCCTCTTCTAGATGCCTCTTTTTGTTTTTTTGTAGATTTTAATATTTTACTTTCTTGTTCGATTCTGTTTTTGAAATCCAAAGAAAGTTGTTTTTGGATTTCGACTAAAATTTCGTTAGTTTGTCTTAACGAACTTGCAATTGATGGAATATACGCATTAACAACCGATTGGTCATTCTGAACTGGTTGACGACCCTCTGCTTGTATTCTTCTTTCATTTTGAACTGGTTGAAGACCTTCTACTCTTATTCTTCTGGATCTAAACTTAAAAGTAGATGATTTTAATTTTAATGCTTGTTTAGATCCACTAACAGGAGAAGATGCCGCAGATGTTCCGCGCAAAACTGAAGAAGAAATATTCTTCTTACTAAGTTTTGGTATGGATGGTGCTCTAAGAATGGGTTGATTAAATTCCACCAGATTGCTGCTGCTCTAAACGTTGTTTTTCAAGATAATTTTGAAGTAATGCAACATATACTTCTCTTTCCCATGGAAGCATATTTTCAATCTCAGTTAATGAATATTTATGGTACTGTATCAAGGCAAAGTTCGTCTCATAGTATGACTCTAAAGAGTTATGAGCCATACTCAACTGAAAAAACTTGCTAGTCCCTCCAGAATGATATTATTTGTAACACCAGTATTTGGATTTTTGACCTTGACTGAATGAGAAAGTTTTGGCATCGTTGTAAAGAAGGTTTCAATTTCTTTAAACTGCTTGGTATTCATTTGTTCAATGAATTCTTTTAATTCTTTTTGTGTAGAGTCAGATGCTGGCCAAGACTCCTCTTCATTATAGATCATATCAATACAAGATACAATCATATCCAAAGATTTGTCAACATCGGCATCATCTTCATTATATTCAAAATTACTTTGAACAAATTGATCCAGTGAAGGATACTTCAATTTCAAAAACAAGTTGTCATCCAGTTTAATTGTATCAGCATGTTTTTTATCCTTTTGAACTTTAATCGTATCAATATCAATATCTAATGTGACTTTAGTTTCATTATCATCAGGACAAGTTACATTAACTTCAATTTTTTCTCCAACAGATTTAGATCTAATATTCAAGAAAATATATTCGATATCAAAAGTCGCTAAATTAATAACCTTGATTCCGCGTGTAATAATACAACTATTTAAAATATCAACAACTGCATCAGTAATCTGTTTCATGTCTTCAGATTCAAGTGCCATAAGAAGAATTTTTTCTTCTCTAACTAAAAATGGTCTGTATTTAATCTTTTTTCCAGTCGATGGAATCTCCAACTCATATGTTGGAGTACTAATTTTTGGTAAAGGCATAATAACCCATTATAAGTTCAGTTGTGATTATTTATTATCCCCCAAGATAAAAGAATCTGCAAAATAGAGTTAAAAAAGAGGATTGTCTCGAAAAGGAATAACTGGTTTTTCGATTCCGGATGGTGTCCCTTTGAGGGTTTTACCATTTGTACCCGCTACTTTTCGAACCTTACCTTCAACTCCTGGAACTTTTTGTGCTCCACCACCAAAATCAAATTCCGGTGTAACATATTCCTCATAAGATACACTATAATAATCATAATTAAAAGTAACTGATACTTTCATTATCTCCCCTTGTCCGTAAGAAATTGGAGTACTTGATATGGATTTTACAAAAGCATTTCTCAATTTATATCTTAACAGAGACTGAGTATCTTTTTCAAATTTTATAATAGTCACTCCCTGCGGATGTTTATATGAACCTGGATAATTCATTCTTCTATAATATCCAAGATCAAAACTGGACATGCTAATACCACTACCATTAGAAGAATAATCCATCCATGCTTCAAAAAATCTATTGACTTTGTAATTTTTATCAGCATAAAAAGTCAACTCAATATCGGTATATATTCTGCTATGAGCAAATTCTTCAGTCAAACCCATGAAATTATCTTTTACTTCAGAGGTTGCAAAAGCAGATGCGGGAATAACTGCATCAGAACATAATAAATTCAAATCTCTCGTGTAAAAATCTTTATTTACCTGTGCATCAGAAAAAAACTTTTGGATTGTACGATCCCTCTCTACGTTCGGGGGAATTGGAAATTCTGAAATTTGTAATTGATAATAATTAGTGGTTGCTAAATTGCCAAATAAGGTTTTGACCTTATTCATACCAACATTCGCAAACGCAGAAATTCCCAAGTCCGGACTACTACTGGGTATTGACATCTAAATATTTTTATGGTTTTTTATTATTAAATATTTAGATGTCATATAAAGGAAAATATAGTCCTTCATATCCAAAAAAATATAAAGGAAATCCAACAAACATAATTTACCGTTCTTTATGGGAACGAAAATTTATGGTTTATTGTGATAAGAATGAAAATATCTTAGAATGGGGAAGCGAAGAGATTGCTTTGCCATATCGTTCTCCGGTTGATAATAAAATACATCGATACTTTCCTGATTTTTATGTGAAGTTGAAAGAATCGACCGGTCAAATAAAAAAAATGTTAATTGAAATAAAACCCCAAAAACAAACTACTCCTCCCACAAAACCAAAAAGAAATACAAAAGGATACATTTATGAAGTATATGAGTATGCAAAAAATCAAGCAAAATGGAAAGCAGCAGAAGAGTTTTGTAGAGATAGACGATGGGAATTTAAAGTATTAACAGAAAACGAACTCGGTATTAAGTAATGCAGTATCCTGCCGATACAAAAAATAATCGTCTACGCCAAGCTATGGACGAATTGATTGGTATAGAAGATCCTGATATGTTATTTGGGAAAATTATTGAACTAATAAAAACAACAGGAACAACATCTCCAAGTGTTGATAATTATTATACCTTTCTTTATGATGCAAAGACATCAAATATTGTTTATGATGAGCATCCGTTGGTTTATGTTACTGAAATTTTTTCCTGGGGATTTCGTGGAATCAACCTACACTGGGGAGATATTAGGCAATATACAACAAATCAAGTTGTTGGTCCAGTATATTTTGTGAATGAAGAGGAATTGAGAGATTTGGAAACACTACCATATAAGAAAATTCGTGGTTTTGGAGTCTAAATAATTAAAAGGACCAAAAAGAGATAAATGTCCAATCATTTAGAAAATTTATTCAAAGATCAGATTATTAGGACAGTACCAGCCACAGGAGCGGGATCAGCAGGAAGAACTATTGATGAAAGTTATCCTCTTGATACGAAGATTTCTGGTCCAAACTCAAAAACTGAAAGTTTTAACGTTGAAACTGGTCCTGTTTCTGTCCAATCTGCTAACGGTTCTTATCAGTTTTTTACTACTGGTGCGGGTAATGTTAAATTTAACATTCATAAAGCCGAATCTCAATATGTAGATGCCTACGTTGCGCGCAATGCCGGCATTTCTAACCGTAGATTTGACTCACAAATAGTAGACCCAAAGTCATTGGAAATAAATGATGCCTCTTATCCAAGAGTTTATTATATGAAAATAGATGATAATCAACTTTTTAACTCCATTAAATCTGCAGGCAAAACAATACCAGGAACAAAGATCCATCAAATAGATAATAACTTTGATGGTGCAGAGATTGATGTAGCTGTTACAAAGAATGGCATCAACTACGTTGCAGTAGCTATAGAAAAAAATGGAAATTATTCTTCGCTTGAAGAAGACCTTCTTGGTGGTGCTCAGAATCAATCCAGTCTTGCAGCAAGACCTGAAATGACAGCATTTTGGAATGACTTAACAAACAAAGATCCAGCATTAAAACGGGAGATAAAAAGTGCTGATGATAAGTTTATTCAAAAAGGAAAAAACCAGGCTGCTGGATATCACCTACCGAACGTGCAGAACCTACAACAATGGGAACAAGACGCCATAAAACGGTTTCCAACGACTATTGCATATAATAAAACTCCTTCCACTCCAAGTAACACAAATGCACCAGGTCAACAACCATCTGGTCCTCTAGCAAGTGTTATACCTCCCACACCGATAACCACTCCTTATAGAGAAGGACCACCAATTCCCTCAGCTGTGAACGTGGGAGTGAAAGATTTTAAAACTTTAATTTATCCGATGGCAATTGCGAACCATATTGGAATAAATTCCACCGGAGAGGGAATAGATTATTTTAGACTCGAAGTCAAAGAATATGTTCCTGTAAGTGGTACTGGAGATTCTACCCTTGGAAGCGTTATTTCTAGTGGCGGATTAATAAGAGAGCAGGGACAGGGACAACTAAATTCTAATAACAATTCTCTAAAACAGGTTAAAACAAAAAACACGATAATTCTACCAATTCCTTCAAATATCAACGATTCAAATAATGTTTCCTATACAGAAAATGATCTTGATGCTGTGAGTGCTGCTTTAGTTGGGGGATATACAAATATTCTGAACAGTGTAAGCATGTCAAACCCAAGTGGTGCTATTGACGTTATTAAGGATCAATTCAATAATTTTTACAAAGAACAATCAGGTGTACTTAGAACAGCAATAAACGCATCTCTACAAGCACAGGTTGCAAATTTATCTCCCTTTGGTGTTAATAATGTAAGTGCAGAGTCTCTTCTTGCAAGATCTACTGGTGCAATTTTAAATCCAAATAAAGAACTATTGTTTAATGGTGTCACAACAAGAGCATTTAAGTTTTCATTTAAATTAACGCCAAGAAATAAGAATGAAGGTATAGTAGTAAAACAAATAATAAGAACACTAAAACTAAATATGGCACCAAAAGTTACAACAGGTGGAAATCAGTTTTTAAGAACACCAAATGTATTTGATCTTTCATATCGACGAGGAAAAGATATGCATCCATTTCTAAATCGATTTAAACAGTGTGCATTAACAAATATGAATGTCAACTATACAGGGGATGGTGTTTATTCTACATACCATGACTCTACACCAGTTTCTATGGTAATGAATTTAACATTTAAAGAACTTGAACCAATTTATGACATAGATTATGGTGATACTAATGATACAAATTCTCAAGATATAGGAGTAGGATTCTAAAATGGGTTATTTCAGAGAACTTCCAAATTTAGAGTATCAATCATTTTTAGATAATAGAAATTCATCTGAAGATTACCTTTTAGTCAAGAATTTTTTCCGTAGAGTTAAACTTCGAGATGATCTTAAAAATATCTTTACATTATTTGATAAGTATACTATATCTGACAATTCAAGACCAGATAATGTAGCAGAAGAATTGTTTGGAGATCCAACTTTAGATTGGGTGGTTTTAATAATTGGAGGGATAACCAATATTTACGATCAATGGCCACTATCAAACAATGATCTTTACAATTTGACAGTGGAAAAATATGGTATTGAAAATATCAATGCAACTCATCATTATGAAACAACATTTGTTGTTGATGAATATAATAGACTCATTATGCAAGATGGATTAACTGTAACCGAAGATTTTACAATACCTGATCCATCTGATAGCAATTTAACAATTAATCCTACCATTGCAATAACAAATTTAGAATATGAAATTAGAAAAAATGATATTAAGAGACAAATATATGTTCTAAAATCAGAATACCTGAGTAAATTTTTGGACGATTGTCGTAGTTTTTTACTTTATACAAAGTCTAGTGAATACGTCAATGAAAGATTAATTAAAACGTTTAATACAAAAATTACAGAACTAGATTAAAAAGGGGAGGTTTCCCTCCCCAAAAAAATATTCACTCTTCAGCAAGTCGTGCGAAGTAGGACAAAGTATCATCATCAGTAGAACTGTCTGGTGTAATATCAGGATCGTTAAATCCACCACTATTACCTGACAGAGAGTTCAGTTCTTCTTTCATGGACTGAGGCATAGAATTGCTCTCACCACGATTCTGCTGACGGAACTCTTCTTCTTCCTCAATAGTTTCTTGATCCTGGAATTTAGGAGTGCCTTTGATGCCAAGCACATAATCAAGACGCTTTTTCAAGTCATCATATGATTTAAACTGGTCGGGAGCAACAAACTCTTCCAGAGAATATTCTTTCTTCCAGATTGCCTCCATGGCATCATCGTCGTCGAGAAGTGCATCCTGACGTGCAAACTCAGAAGAATCGTAGTTACGATAACCAGCAACGTTCTTTGCTTTCAGTTTAAAGTTAGCACCTTGCCAGAAGTCAAAGGGATCAATTGCTTCCTCATCTTCAAACTCAGGTTGCATAGCAGCAGTCAATTTGTCAAAGATCTTCTTACCGAACTTGTACAGGAAGACTTTACCTTCGTTCTCGGGATTAGCAGGATCTTTAACCACATAAATGTTAGTAACATAAGTCAGTTTACGCTTCTGCTTACGTGCGGCATCCTTGCCAGCATCGGTGCCGTTATTCCACAGCATCGTGTTGTATTCAGACACAGGATCTTTCTGACCCAGAGTAGTCAGAGAGTTTTCAATGTACCAACCGCCAGGACCCTGGAAGGCGTGGGAGTACAGTTTGACAAATGGTAGATCTTCGCCGTTAGGTGCGGGCAGGAAACGAATAACGGCATAACCATTTCCTCCTTTATCACACTCAAGTTTCCAGAGACGCTCATCTCCAGAACTACCTGTGTTGTTCATTTTTTCGACTTCTTTGACCAGTTTGGCGGTCAGAGAGCCCAGTTTGGATTGCTTCTTAAGGTCAGCAAAAGACATTTGGATTACCTCGGATAAGTTGGATTCGGGTGATTTACTTGGATAGTATAGCAAGAATGCTCTCAGGCGTCAATATATTCCTTGAGAGATTTGATTGTGGCATTCATACTATCAAATAAGGTTTGCATATCAGTCTCTGGTGGGAAACCCATCATGGAAACTGATTTGCGAAGATTCTCTTTCATCTCAATCGCTTGTGGATCTTCTGAAAGAGATAACCTAGTATACATCACTCTTTGCTTTTCTAGCAAGTTTGTGAGTATTTCAACGTGTTCAAGTTTATCTTCACGGGTCATTTCTCCAAAAGAAAATAAACTGCCGTAAATTTTTTCTTGGAGTCTATTAATTTCATTCAATTCTTCTTGAATTATCTCTGATTCAAAAAAATTACTCATGTAAAATTTCCCGTAAAATTTTTTTAAACTTGAATACATCAATATTTATGAAAGGCGTATATTTTTTCAATTTCAAACTAACAGTTTCCCAAACGGGGTCTGACAATTTTTTATCGAAATTTTTTGAAAACCCAAAAATTTTCTCATAAACCACAAAAGTCTCAAGACTTACGTCTCCACCAAGATACTTTTTTAATAGGATTGGATGTCCTTTCGAACAATCGAATAGATTCTCTAATTCGTTGTTCAAGAGTAATTCGTTGCTTTGTTCTTTGAACAAGTAAGTCAAACTCTGTTTTCTCTTTGTCCAGTCGGCGTAAGTCCTTTCGCCAGAATTGATAATTTCTCCAATCCATAGATTTTGTGGGTTGTCGGAAGCAGCAAAATTTGATACTAAAAATTGTACAACTTCCTCATCAGAATATTTGCGGGAAGTTTTTTCAAACCAATACTTATCTTTCCTCTTATTGAAAGATGTTACACTAGCACGGGTTTTTGCACCATACTTGAAAAAATCATACTTTGGATTTGTAAAATGATTTTTAAGTGAAAGGTAATGTTGATATGTTTCAAAGGGAGTCACTTTCATTTTCTACCAATTCAAGGTCTTCAATACAATCTACCGATACTTCATGATCGGCAATTTTATACCAATATTTAAGTTGACCAAGAGTATCTTCATAATACCCCAGATATGCCAAATCTTCAGACTGGTTTTCTCGTAACCAAGCCTGAAGACGATGATGCATTAGTTCATCACGAGAAATCATAATGGTAATTTTGCTCTCGAAGTTCGTTTCATAAAATTAAGTCTCGTAGCATCCCACTTCAGTTTTTCCTTCAGCGGTTTGGATACAAGTTTCGTTACCGATTCTACCTCAAGTTCGTTCACTTCGCAATAGTGAACGATAGCATCAATATAATTGATTTTTTCTTCGGCAACAATTTTTTCAATTTCTAATGCAAATTTAGAAGGTGTGAGAAATTTTTTCTCAATCGCCTGTTCTAGTTCTTTATTCGGTTCCATAGAGTTCCAGTTTATCTCTAACAAACTTTCTAATGTATTCGGTGAGAAGTTTGATGTACTTTGATTTGTCTCGTTCTTCATAGACGACGCATTCTCCATTTTCGCAAGCCATAATAATTACAAGTTTTTTAACTGAAATACCAGTCAGTTCGTACAGCATACAACCATATGCCATGCACTGCACAAAATAGTGATCGATCCACTCCCGTGGTTTTGGTTTCTTGGATGTTTTGAAATCAATTATTGCTAGTTCGCCTTCATATTCGGCAATACAATCAACCGTTCCGGCAATACCAAGTTGTTTACTATATAGGGAACCCTCAAGTGCATGGATATTATCAATCTTGTTTAGTTTAGATTTAGAGATCTTAAAAAGAAAATCTGAAATAGGTTGAACCTTTGGCAGTTCTTCATTCTTTAAAAAGTGTTCAGTTAGAGTATGCATATCCGTACCACGACTTGTAGCAGCTTTAGTGATACGATCTGCCTCCTCGTTTCCTACTTTCTTTCGCCATTTTACAAAGATCTCTTTATTAAAATGACTAGTCACCGAAGTGATGGAGACCAGTCGGAGGAGTTCTTCTGCATCAGGAACAGAGTAGTATCTTACTCCATCAATAGTCTCCCTCTCAAGTTGAGGGAGGTTAATATCAACATGATTAAACATTAAAAACCAGAATCAATTTTTGCAGTTAGGTATTCTTTGACAAGACCGGAACGAACAATATCATCAATATCAAATTCAATAATACCAAAAGATGGCATTTTACGCAAGATGTTCATGAAATCAACGATACCATTTCTTTCATTTGACTTATTCAAATCAGACTGGCGAGCATCACCACAGAAACAAATTTTTGTATTTTCACCAACACGAGTGATAATAGAATCTAGTTCATGGAAGTTAAGATTCTGAAACTCGTCAACAATGATAATCGAATTATCGAGAGTAGTTCCACGAAGAAATGATGTACTCCAGAACTTAATTGTTTCTTGTGCTTTGAGATTGCCATAGAGCATCTCAAAATCTGCATCACTTGGCATCTGGAACATATACTTCACCATATTCTTATAAGGAATTTGGTAAATATCTGCCTTATCGTCATGATCTCCAGGAAGAAAACCAATTTCTCTCGTAGCAACAAGTGATCTTACAAGATAAATTCTCTCATAAGGTGTTCTTTCATCAAGAACATCTCGTAGTGCATTAAAAAGAGTGATGAAAGTTTTTCCAGTCCCAGCACAACCATATGCAACTATATGTTTTCCTTCACCATACTCTTTAAATAGATTTTTTTGATTTTCTGTAAGAGGTTCTATATCAACCAAATATTCCGAACTTAAGGGTTTTTTCCTTTTCATCTGCTTGGTTGTAAGACCAACTCCAATTGGTTGGTCATTTGCAGATGCTCTTTTTCTTCTTGCCATACTTAGATTTTTGAAATATTTGATCCGGGAACTGATGCAGCTTTAGAAAGAACATCGTTCCATCCTGGGTTTTTCTTACGAAGTTTATCTTTCCACTCTCCAACTTCACCAATAGAAGGTGCGTTTTCTGGAGTATAGTATCTCTCCCAATCAGGATTATCTTCTCTCCACTGATCCCAAGCATGAACGCTCATTACAACGTCTTTGGTTTCACCAGTTTCTTTATGTTTTACAGGATATGTTGCCATAGTTATAAATTCAATTAAATGTATTTAGAAGTAGTTTATGATGACATTAAATCTAAATTTTTGATCCGTACATGAATAAGAACGATGAGGAACAGAAGGATCAAATAAAATTAGACGATTTGCTTTACTTTCAATTTTACCATAACCCATAATTTCAGTAGATCCATTGCAATCATTCAAACTAAAAAGTACTCCTTTGTGAGGAAAATCTGCATCCTGGTGCCAACGATGAGCAACATTATGTGAAGTTTGTGGATAGCAATTTATTTTTGAGCGGATTATTGCTTTAACATAAAATTCTTCATGAAACTTGGAGAATAATTTTTCTCCAAAATCTTTAAAAAACTCACTTTTCGGAACAAAATTGTCATATATCATATGCCCAAACAAAATGTGATTATTTGGTTCTGGTGTATTTAATTTTACGATACTTTCTGGTATTATATAATGAGCTTTTCTAGCAATATTTGCAAGATATGAAAGATCATTATAATCTAAAAAATCATCAATAATAACGGGATCTTTAGAGTCCATTACCACTCCATTGCTTCTGCAACAGCGGGAAACTGTTCAATAAAGATTTCCTTAGCGCCTAGTGCAATATCCATGTGCTCCTTCTGTGTGCCATTTGCAGAACGCAAATCGATATAATGAATCCATGAGCGCACAGAACCCGTCATGTAGATTCTTGTTGGTGTTGCCAAAGGAAGCACAAACCGAGCACACTCCTTTGCAATTGATGCATCAAGCATCTCTTTATAGAGTTTCATTCCTTCTTCAAAGTGCTTTTGCATTTTGATTTGGAACTCCTGACGGACAAACGGATCAATATCATCAATAGAATTCTGACGATTCTTGGTGTCTTGCCTGCGTAGTTCAGGTAGAGGGATCGTCTCCGCGAGTAGGGAAGAATCAGCATACCGTTGTGAAAATTCTTGATATGTAAAGGATCTATGACGAAGCACTTGAGCTGCCACACCCCTGGTGGTATTGATTTCCAGGGTCATAAATGCCTGCTCAAAAATGCTCCAGTGTTGGTGCTTCACACAATACTTAAGGAGTCCAGAGAACTTCTCATTCTCCTGGTTATTGGGGTTGGAGACACGGGCACAATATGCCATGTGTTTTTCTGCATCAGGAGTTACACTAATCAGTTTTACGCTCATTTCTTACCAAATCCTTTGAATGTTTTTGCATCAATTCTATCAATTTCTTCTTTGATAGATTTAATATTTTTCCTGTATTCCAAAATCTCTTCATCAGAATACAAGTGTTCTTGCTTAATCAATCTATTAAGCAATTTTAGAAGTTTCTTCGCTCTATTTGTGTTACTAATCCGGGTATCCATCATCATCCTCAAAAATTTCGTCGTAATCTTGTAAGATTGTTTTTGGAGATTCTTTTACATAAGCATCAACATCAGAATACACTTCTGCTTTCAAACCATCAACAAGTAATTCTAAATTACGAACAATTAGTTTTAGTCGTTCTCTGTCCATACATAATTGATATTCCACAATTAATTATAACACAAAAAAGAGGGGTGATCAATCCCCTCTACATTTTATATTTTAGTACTAATTTAGAATTTTGCGACAAATACGTTTACATGTTGCCTGATCATCATCGCACTCAATTAGACAGTCAAAATAATCATTAACAAGATCGAGTTCCTCATTACATCGGGTTAAGGTACACTCAATATGCATCCACTCTGCTAATTGATTGCGAGAAATGATATTGTGCATATCACCTCCATGCAATTTTACACATTACAAAAATGACAAAAGAATTTGATCTCAGGTCATAACTGTACCTCTGAATTCTACCATATTTAGAACGATTGTGTGTAAATTAATACAGTCAGGTAATAAAAATTTATGCCTACGAGTTTATACTCATAAAAAAAAAGAGAGGTTAATTAACCTCTCTTAATTAGTAAGATTTCTCCATATATGATAGTTATAAATGCAATACAAAATAGAGATAGAATTCCTGCTACTTGTAGTGCTTCCACAACATCACTTCTGATAAGTATGACCGCGATAGCAAAATGTTCCATGAACTTCATCAACATTTTGCTTGCACTCAAACTTTACACCACGATATGTGGTCATAGCAATTTGTGCATCGTGCAGTGCTGCTGCTTTTTGAATCTGCTTTTTGATCAGAGAAAGTGTGTTCATTGTAGGTTCTCCTGAAAGAGTAGGGTGAATTTAATCTCCCGTTCCTTCAGTCGTTTGCGTCCCATGGACATTCAGGTGTTGCTTCTTGAATTACTTCAATAAGCTCAACCTTAACTTGATTATTTAAATTTTCATTAGCATTAATGCGACTAATCATGTCAGCAGCATCAGTACAATGAATACTCGAATAAAATAATAAATCAAACATGGGATGAACGCTCCGTTCCGCGACTTACTTGCGTCCCCGAAGGGATGAACGACCTGTGTATATTATAACTTATACATTCTATCTAGTCAAGTTCTTTTGTAACATATGATACAATTTTATAAAATCTTTACAGATCAAAATTTTTGGCGAATTTTTTTTCCCCGATCTGGGAAATCACTTTCGCTTTTTGGTTTCGGGTGGTTTAACGCCCCACAACTTAGGATTGATTCTTCCTTCAGTCTGATTCATGGTCACAAAATCTTTCCTATACTTATCATAATAATGGTCAAAGATTTCTACTTGTTTTGCTGCAGCAGCAATGTCATAATGTGACACTCCATCAATTTTATATTCTACTAGAAATGAGTTGTTAGGAAGTGTTCGATCTTCTGCAGGTTCTTTACCACAATCTTCAAAAAGTAGTTTCATAAGTTTCAAGAACGACCTCCCCAATTAATGTCAGGATATGCTTCACTAACAACATCTTTTGTAATTTTATATCTTTCAGAAAGTTTTTTATCTTTAACCAAACAAATAATTTCTGCTTCAAGTGGATGCAATCCTTCAAGAAGATTAATAAACATAGATTCACGTCTAATTGAAGACAAATTTTGATTACCACCTTTAACAAAATGATAAAAGTTTTTTGCTTCTCTACGAATTGTAGTTCTTGCTTGAGTATCACTCACTCCCATCGAAAAAGAACCCTTCTCATACATTAAACGAGTTGCTTCATCAATTTTTGTTGAAAGAGTTCCACTATAAGAAGTTTGGTCCGCATATCCAGAATACGGAACTTCTCCATCAGGAAGAAGCGAAATAACAGTTTCATCAAAGTTCCAAATAAACAGTGAAACTAGTGAATCATGCCTATACTTTTTAAGTACCTCTATTTTTTTTGCTTTTGTCCTTTGTTTAGAAGTTAAATCAAATACCTCAAACGCAAGGGGATTATTTGGAAGATCTTGAATTGGTGTAGAGGTACTTCTCTTTTTAGTCGTTGTTGTCGTCTTCTTCGATTTGGTTGTCGTCATAATAGTTTTCAAAATTAAATGCAATGACCTCATCAGGAATCAGGTTACCCTGATTATCAAACATTTCGGGGTGAGGTCTTGGTACTTCCCGATAGTTCAT